TTTCTCTTTACGAACATCTTCAGGAACGGTACGACCGCCTCGTTGACCTCTTTCAATATTTCTTTCTTTAGATACTTCATCATCTGTGTTGACAAGTATCATGGCTGATTCATAACCTAATTCTTCTAGTTTCTCTTTGATACGAGAAATCTTTTCATAGTCATCGCCTGTGCCATTGATAATTAAACCATTGCGACCAAGTAATGCTAATCTTTGTTTTAATTCTGTAATTGTTTTTGCTCGTGTGCGAACAATATCTCTTTTATCTTTTTCAGTAGCGGGCATTGTTTTATCAAGGCCTTTTTTGTCCATTAAGAACTCAAGTGCTTTATCTGAATTAATTTCTACTAGACCTTGGCCTTCAAGTGTGTTACTTAACACATAGTCTTTACCAGAACCTGGACCGCCAGCAAGAAATACTGCTTTGAATATGCCTTGGTCGTGAACACCTTCGCTTAAAACTTCTGTAAATGTTTCGTTAATGTCTTCTTTCATATTCATACCTTTACGCAAATCATGGTATAATTCTTTTGCGTGTTCATCTGATATATGCTTAGGTACACCTTTTTTGAATTCTCTGTATTTACCAGAAGCTGCATGAGCTCTCATTTTAGAGCCTGACATACCTGTGGTACCTTCTGCGTCTGGATCCCTTTCACCAGCAGAATGAACATCAATCTTTTTGAAATTAAATAAAGCTCCTTCATGTGTGCCATTATATTTTTTCAATATTCTTTTATATTCTGGTATACGGTCTGAACCAGCAACCATGTGCAAGTGTGTTACACCAGACTTGTGTAATTTAGATGCTTGTGTTAAAAAGTTAGGATGTTCTTTATCAGAGGTCGTAATATTCGTACCTGGAAAGAATCGTTTTGCGTGTTTAACTTTTTGTTTTGCTGTGAGAGGATTAGATTTAGGGTCGTTTGAATGGGATAAAACGATATGATGCTGAGCGTTATGTTGCTTAGATAACTCTTTAACTTTATTGACTAAAACTTCATGGCCAGTTGTGGGTGGTTGAAGCCTTCCAAAGGCCAAAACGGCATGTCTATCTTTTGATTCTTTAATTAAAAAGTCTTTGAATTTCATTTTTCCGCCTCTACAGCAGGTTAATTATACTCTTTATTTATGCTTTTAGATGATGCAACCAACTACCCCAGCCTGGATTATAGATTCTTTTATCTTCTCCAAAGACTTCATCCACAGCCCGTTGCACACCATTCAATGGTTCATTACTATTGCCGTAATCATGGCCACCAATAAACCCACCAAATTTAACTTTGGGCAACCATACTTGGATGTCTGCCTTGACTGCTTCATATAGGTGAGAACCATCTATGAAAACAAAATCTAATGACCTGTCCTCGTATCTGGAAGACGCTTGGATACTATCCATTCTTACGGGAGTGATAATATGTTTGACCGGTTCAATGTTGTTAAGGAAGATGTCATAGAGAGTTCCATCTTGGTGTGGATCTTTGATGTGTAAATTTTCTTGAGGTGAACCTTCCCAAGTATCAATGGCATCAATTGTTATATTCTTGCCTTTATTGATTATCTCTACAGCCGCATAACAAACTGATTGGCCACGCCAAACACCAATCTCTACAAACTTAGCTGTATCATATTTTTCAATAATATAATCATAAACATTGTCATAATTGAAAAATGTTCGTTCTTGTAGTTTTTTATAGAAATGATCCATTATTCGGCAACTATAAATGCGTTGCCGTGCGGATGAGATGTTGTCCAGTTTTCTTTGAGATGGCCGAATTGATAATCAAAATACTTGATTTTGAAACCAGCTTCTACTAGAGTGGTCAACCACCATTCTTCAGGTTCACGGACAACATGTGTTACATCCATTTCATATTCACGGATTCTATATCGTTTGCCATCACCAAGTGGAACACCAACAAATAAGTATTTACATCTTCTACGGAAAGCAGATAATACAGCTGGTAATTCTTCTTTAGGAATATGCTCAAGAACATCTTTAGCAATAATTAAATCCCAGCCGCCTTTGATGTCTTCAGTCGTTTCAATCACCGACAAGAATTCTTTAACTTTTGGATGACCATGGGTAACAGCATACTCTGACACATCAACACCATAAGCTTCTTTACCAAGCAACCTCATAGCATATACCATGAAACCTTTAGCACAACCATAATCTAATACATTATCAAATTGTATATTGTTAATGATTGAAGAGGCCTCACGAATGGTTCTCTCTGGCATCCAACGGTAATTCTCATAGGCACTTACACGACTACGAACACCATCTTCAAAATACTTTTCGTCAAACACTTTTTTTAAGCTCATAATATGTCCTATGCAAATTCGTTATGTTTTGTTGGCATTAATACATCATCAATCAATTCATTTTGATATGCGTATTTACAGAATGAACAATCGTGGTGTCTTCTAAAATTATCAGGACCACCAACTTGTGAATTATAAAAGTCTGTAATGCCAGCAATATCACACAACTTGAATTCTTCATTTACTTGATAATTATTTTCTGGTGCTAATTCAGCTGATGGACAAACATAAACATAACCATCGGTAAACACACAAGGTTTTACGCCGTGCATATAACAATGATTGTTTCGTCTTTCACCTTTGAAGTTGAAATCTGATAAGAAAGCATATTGCAATTTGCCATGTTTTTCTTCATGTTTAGCAATCAATACTTTAATTGATTCAATATCTTGCATTACAATCTTTGGGTCTTTAATTGCATTAAAGGCAATACGACATGGGATTTTATTTTCTTCAACCCACGCTAGCATCTTCATAAAGTTTTCTTCTTTATATTCGTTTGATGCTAACTTTTTAGCTTTCGGGTCTTTCCACTCACCAGTAATATTAGGATTTGTAGATGTGTCCATTGCACCATCCCAAACATAGGCAGCTGAGATTTCAATATCTAATCCTTCAAACACTTCAAGGTGATATGGATATGGTTTCTTTTCGTCCCATGAATACATTCCTAGGCGAACCCACGACATCATGTGCCAATTTTTAATCTTTTTAAGTTTTGAACCGTTGGTGCAAATACCAATTTTCAAACCTTTATTGTAAGCATATTCAATCACTTCATCTAATTGTGGGTGTAATGTTGGTTCGCCACCGCCTGTAAATTCCATACCTGTTGCACCTAGAGCATGGAATTGGTCAATAGCTGATTTCATTTGCTCAACAGTCAACATCTCTTTCATGGCACGATTAGCAAAACAACAAAATGAACATGTTAAGTTACAAGGGTTGCAAGGTGACATATGAAACATGACAGGCTTTGGTCTTTTACCTTCCTGTAAATCAATCAAGCGATCCATGTGCTTGAGTAATTTTGCATGGTTACTTGAGTAACTACGACCTTTAATTTGGTTGTCAACTACATATTCTTTTTTTGTCTTTTTGAGTTTACTCGTATCAATAACTTCCATTTTTATCCCTTTAGTGTGAATTCATATACTACTTCGTGTCGTTGAGAACCAGTCCAATCAATATCTGTTTGGTCTGGTGTGCCATATTTGTCTTGCATAAATTTAGGATAAACTTTATTTAATATTTCTTCCATTTCAAGGAAGGCTTTGTGTTTATCATAATTACTTGGTCTATCTGGATGATACATTGATACTTCATGTATTACTCCAGCTTTTTCACGGCAGATAGATGAAAATATCATATCAAAGCCCCAACCACTATAAACTTTATGATACTCCCAAAAATCTAATAAGATTGGTATCATTGAAGTGTGAAAGAATGGTGCCATGCCTTCAATAAAATTTGTTCTACTAAAAACCCATTCTTTGTTTTGATGTAAAACTAAATGTGATGAAGCTGAACCAGCTAGTGTTGATAGTTGAAATAATTTCATATCATGTTTTTCTGCTAGTTCTAAACCACGATTCACACTTTGAATATCGGTAACTAAATCATCGTCCCAAAAACCAATATAATTATAATCTCGCCAATCAAAAGTATCAAGGAAATGTTTTGCTAAGTCCCATTTGAAACCAACATCTTTAATCAAATAATCATAAGTGTCAGGTTCAATATCAAAATCTTTATATTGATAAGCGATGATTTCATAATCTCTGTTAGATTTGGTATAACGCCAATGATTGTTCTTATCATATGCTTCATGGAATGCTAATTCTTGGCCTACAGGTACAAAGATAATGTTACGCATATTTTTTCTCAATCAATTGTTTCCATTCAGGCACTCTATCATATTGGTGAACCAAGGAGAATACCTGTCCGTTGCTAGTGCAAACCATATTATCTACTAAAATTGGACATTTTTCAACCACCCTATCACCATATTTGCCTTGTATTTGTGGGCCTGTGGTGCCTAATTGAGCGGCATAACCGTCCTCACTCATAGCAAAATTGGTAATTGATTTATAGGGTTCTAATTGTAATAAAACATTCAATGCAGCTTGGTCTGGTCCACCACCACCTTCAATAAATGGATTTGAACCATTACATAATAGATAAATGTTTAGAAAGGCATCAATCATGGTATCAAAATCACCAGAGATTGTGCCAGCGTTATAGATTAGGTTGTCACGATTATGCTCGTGAATTAACGGACCAAATGATTTAAGTAAATTGTTATCACCCCAATCTTCATCTTTATAACGAATAGATTCACAGGCGACATTAATCTTTTTGCCGTCTTTAATAACTCGTTCTAAAAATAAGGATGGGTTTGTTTGAAAGACCACATCTTTAACATCGGTTGTAATGATGTTGCGATATTGACCTTTGAGACCTTTTAAGAAGTACCAGAGATGGTAGAATCGTTCAACAACGATGGAGAAATTATCTTTGTATTCAAATCGTTTAGCTTCATCATTCTTCTTAAATGCAAAAATGGTGTAACCACGCTTGACTAGCTCTTCAGTTGTTTCATAATCAACATTATAACAAATCATGGCCTTGGTGCCAGTAAAACCACATGTATCTAATGAATTGACCCAAGGTTTAATTTTGTCAAAGTCATAACCAGTAATGCAACCAACCACTATATCTTTCATAATAACTCCAATAATATATTTTATTTAGTCTTGCGGTATTGTTTGAATCCTATAATTTTAGATTGACCGGGTGTATCTTTTTGATATGATTTTCTTAATGTATCTGTGCCATCTTGGCCACCACCAGATTTAGGAAGAATATCAGGTTTGATATTTACAGCTTCACCCATGCCATGCTTAAAAAATTGTATGCGTTTTTCTTGTTTAGCAACCCATTCATCGGATGGTTTGCCTTCACCTTTGTAGTATGCTAAAGGTCTCTGTGTCTTTTTTGACACTAACGCCCAGCGACCATTAACTTGTTTTAACATTACTTAACTGTCCTTATTGAACCATCTTCTTTAACAAAAAATGCTTCAAATTTAATATCTTGAAATTCTTTTTGTAGATGTAAAAACATCTTTAGATTCTCTAATGAATCATCAAACAACCTTGCTCTTGAGAACTGCTTGGTATTTAGATAGTTACGGATGATGACCATTTTTGAAATAGCTGTGCTACGAATATCTTTAATCTTACCAGCTCTTTCAACACGAACACGGTCAATATCAAAACCATATTTACGGAATGTATCTAAAAACTTTTCACGGTCATCAAAGTCATCTCGTGCCGTTACAATAATAACACGACTTAATTCTGAATTGAGTGTATTCTTTAGAATCGCTTTGGCTTTTGCCATCATACCTTTGATAGGTTTAGATTCATTGTAGAACTTTTCAGCATCACGGAATTCTTTGAAATCAAATTCTTCACCATCTTTTAATTCATATGTATTGTATGAATGTGGGTCAAGTCTTTTAACAACCTTATTACCTTTTTTAACATTGACACGAGCTGTTGTTTTGAACAATGTATCATCAATATCAAATATGGTTAATCCACCATTTTTGAATTCTTCAGTAAGAAAGTTGCGGAATGATTTCATTCTAATCTCTGGTTAAAGTAACAATCTTTTGAATCTGTGCTTCTAAAATTGGTTTACGGTTAGGCCATTTGATGATTGGTTGGTCTGCTGTCTTTAATAAATTAATTAAAAGAGGCATCACAATCTTTTCTACTTGTTGAAGTCTTGATTTATATTCTTCAACTGTTTCATCTTTCTGTGCAATAACAGCATTGTATTCTGCTTCATCAACAGCCGTAAAGCCAAAATCGTTATCACCATACTCTTGTAATATTTTGGTTAAATCATATGCCATTTTATTTGTCCCATGCTTTTTGTGCGTTAAAGTTTGCTTGACTAAATTCTAATCGGTCAACCAGTTTAACTGCGTTGCCTTTTAATTTGTCCACAGCCACAAAACCTTCTGCGTTTGTAATTTTGAAACCATTGTCAGTCTTTAGGAATGTTCCTGTGACCTGACGAATCTGTTGTAACTTCTTAATAATCATAGATTTAGCTTCTACTAAACCATTTTGAATATCAAATATCTTTTTTAATTCTGTTGCATTGTTGCGATAGAATCTCATCAATTCTGATTTTTCAGCTATTCTTTTTTGTTTAGTTTTATCTAATTTAGCTGCAAGTATTTCTTTGTTTAACTTATCTTCAATAGTGCGAATCAAATCACGAACATGCTTTGTTGTATCTGTGATAACTTCACCTGCACGAACTTTAGAATTGTTAAATGTTTTAATTTGTGTTCTAACAATTTCTGTTGTTGCTATTCTATTTAGCACCACAGGATTAATTCCTCTGAATAGATTACCAATGTCAGATAGAATATATGTAATTTGTTTTGTTTCTTGTTCAGTAAATGTAGCAGTGCCTGAAGCATCAACAAAAGAGGCATCACGGAACCAAATATCTTTAGTTGTAGCTAAATTATTGATGTCAATATTAAATGACGCTTTCATATCTTCTAATGTTTTACCTGTGTATGAAGTATGAAACACCACACCAATTTGTGCAGCTAACATCATCTGTGCTAATTTAGAATCAACAGGAACAGCATACACAATTGTATTTGGTTGAAATGTAATGTAATCGGTACCATCAATGACTTCATTTTTCAAATCACCTTTAGTGAACATCATGTCGCCTTGTAAAAC